CCAAACAGGAGGAGATCTTAGATTTTACACAAGGACTTATACTGACTTTGGAGAGCGTTTACGAATTACAGATAGTGGAAATATTCTCATAAACACAACTACAGACAGTGGGTATAAGTTAGACGTAAACGGAACTGCAAGAATACAAGGTAACACAGAAATTTCTAGAAGTGGTTCTGATACTCAACTTACAATTGCTAGAGGAGGTGGAGCATCTTTAACCCTACAAGCAAAAGCAAATACGACATCTTCCAGTGAAGGAGTTAATTTATATTGGACTGCTAATACTTGGTTAAAATTTGTACTTGGATCTTCAGTAGTTGCAAACTTTTCAAATGTTGGTAATCTCTTAGTTGGTACTTCCACAGACGCTGGATATAAGTTAGATGTTAATGGTACAACAAGGGTTACTGGAACACTTACTGTTGGGCAGATTATTGCTGGAAACGGTACTTCAAATTTAATTATGCAGACTCATGTTGCTGCTTCGAGTGTATTAACTATTCAATACAATTCAGCAAACAATGCAACAAGTGGTAACAAAACCATAGCAACTTTAATCAGTACATTCAACCCTGGATCTGGAAGTGCAACACATAGTGCTTTAGATATAACTCATACTATAAATCAAACTGGTACAGCAAGTGGTATAAGCAGGGGTGTTTATATAAACCCTACTTTAACTTCTGTTGTTGATTATAGAGCTATTGAAACAACAGCAGGAAAAGTAATTATAGGTGGATCAATCACAGCATCTTCAGCACTTGCAAGAGGAGTATACTTCAACAACACTTTAGTAGCAGCAGCAAACAATGACGTATTAGTAGGACTAGACATTAATCCTACCTTTACTAATGGTGCGTTTACAGGAGTACAGAATGTTGACTTAAGAACAAAAAGTGCAGGGGTTGTAATAGGTTCTGGGTATGGATATGGAGCACTATACGGTTATGCAAATGATGGTTTAGTACAAATTACTACTGCAGCAAATTATAAAACTCAAATGTGGTTTAGACCATCAGGTAATGCAGGTGGATATAATTCTAATTACTGGAGCCGAATTGAGCATGATATGGGAACCTTAAATATTATAGGTTCTAATTATGGGCAATTATTAATAGCTGCAAATAACGGTGGTGGAAATGGCGGAAGGATTTATTTTACAGGCTCAACTGGAGCTGCCAATAATTCGCTAACTATAGATGGAGCTGCAAATGGAGGTAGAATTGCACTAACAACTGCGGCATCTCCTATAACATTAAATGGAGGCAACATTTTAATTGGCACATCTACAGATGCAGGATACAAACTAGATGTAAACGGAACTGCAAGGTTTTCAAATACTATATATACAAATTTTGCTACACCAGCTACGATTACTGCTGTTTTAGCACGTGGATTTTCGGATAGCAGTTTTCAATTAGTTACAGAAAACGGAGGAAGTGTAAGTGGCTGGGGAATCTCAACAACATTTGGAATGATATACAGTGGAGTAGGAGACGTTGCAAAATTAAACTTTCACCGTGGAACAGGGACTGGAACAGGCTTTATTAGTTTCAATTCACCATTGAAAATTGGAGATACAAGTGCAACCGCACCTGCAGCTCAATTTACAATAGAAGGATCTGGTTCTACTTCAGCTACAAATGCATTATACGTTATTAATAGTTCAGGTGCAAGAGGATTTCAAGTTACTGATGATGGGACAATTTATACATCATCAACTGCTTTTGTAAATATAAGTTTTGCACTTGCTGTAACTTACGACATTAGTTGTAGGACTATTGCAGGAAATAGTGGTGCATTAGGGTTACGTGGTCAATCTTTTGGAAACGCAAGTGCAACTATGGTTACTATTCAAAGTGCCGGTTCTCCTGCAAGTACTATTGGTACATCTTTATCCATGACTTCCTTTAGTCTACAAAGTGCGACACATGTTGGGGTAACTTTTAACGGTGATTATACTACAAGTGTAGGGAGTAATACATTAATTGGATACAATTTTTCACCTACTAACTATGGGACAGCAACACTTCGTGCATTTCAATCTGCAGTAGGAGGTGTATACGTTAATACTACTACTTACCAAGCATCAGCAATTCTACAAGCAGACTCTACAACACAAGGATTCCTTGCTCCAAGAATGACGACTGCTCAGATCCTTGCTATTACATCTCCAGCAGAGGGTCTACAAGTCTACAATACAGACTTACACGTTATATGTTTTTACGATGGTACAACTTGGAAAAAAGTATCTCACTCACATATGTAATAAACATCTCTCTTGACATTTTAATCTATTAAATTATATTTGCAAAGTATACAAAATTAAATTATAACCATGGCAACAAAAATTACATCCGTTAACGTACCTGGTAAAGGTACTGGCGAGTACTTGGACTTAACAGTTCTTTCTTTCTCTCTTTTCCCTAGCAGTGTTTCTCTGTACTGGGCTATCAAAGCTGAATCTACCTCTACTAACTCTGAGGAAGAAGAAGTAGTAAGTGTAGGTGCCACTTTGACAGAAGGCAACTTAAGCGTCCCTGAAGCAATTGTATCCACTTGGGGTACTGATGATTCAGTAATTGCTGACTGGGCTATCGAAGAATTGGGCTTGGAGAAGGCTTAATTGTTTAGACAATTTGTCATTATATAAGCAAAAGGAATTATATTTGCATAAACCAACTAAATTTATATTATGGCAACTAAGTTAACCGAACAAGAAATCGAAGCAATCAAAGGCTTCCAACAGAAAACCCAAAACGTGATTATGGATTTGGGCAAAATCGAACTTCAAATGGCTGATCTTGAGTCTGTAAAAGCTCAAGTAAAAGACGTTATGAAGGAAGTAAGCAAAGAGCAAACTGAGTTCTTCAAGAAAATCGAAGAGACCTACGGTAAAGGTCAAATCAACTTGGAGACCTATGAGCACATTGCTTCAGAAGCTGATGAAACTCCTGTCTATCCAATTTCAGACGCAGAAGTACTTTAATTAAAAGGTAGTTTTAAAAGAAGAACCCTCAGAGAAATCTGGGGGTTTTTTGTTTTATAGTTAAGGAGTTGACTTATTTTTTTAAAGTTTTATCTTTGCCCATAACCAACCTTTTCTCACCTAAGTACCGTTTATGAAAGTCCGAAGTTGCTTTGAACATCCTTTCAGATATCACTGTGCTAGTGAGTTTAACTGTTTTTCTCACTGCCCTACTTTCTAAGTGGGCCATAGAAGACATTATTAAATTTTTAAAGAATAAAAAAAGGTAAAACTATATGAAACTATTAAACTTTATTGGCGGACTCTTCAAAGATGAGAAGGGTTCTGTCTCCATGAAACGCTTGTGTGGCTTGGTCTGCACAATCACACTATGCGCTACGTTGTACGCTAACTCTTTTACTGAAGCTCACTTTGCTCCCTCTGTTCCCTTGGTGGATGCAGTTGCTTTGTTGGCTTTTGGTTGTTTAGGTTTGACTTCTGTTGAGAAAATCATGAAGAAGCCAGAAACACCTAGCGAAGACTAATTTACTGTAAACTATAAACTATAAACTAAAATATAAAATACTATGAGTTTTACTAGAGAACAAATCGAAACAGCTGTTAAAGCTAAAGGGCACAAATACTTCGAGAACGGAGAATTTAATATCAATGTAATTGGTATTCGTAATAGTGCTACAGGACAAAAAGTTACCAATGCATTTGATGATTGGATGACTTTGAGCTATAAAGAAGGCGGAGAATGGAAGTTCCATATCTGGCCTTGTACCACAGATAACGGTGGTGGAACTGCTCGTGTTAAACCCGGACAATATCCAGGATCACATGGTGTAGGTCTTCACCAAGGTAAATACAAGTGTCTTAAGCAGAAAGCTCCTCTTACTGTATTCCGTGACTATACTAAAGATGGAGTGTACCAAGAAGATAAAACTGAGACTGGTGTATTTGGTATCAACATTCACAAAGCAGGAGTTGATAGTCAGCAAGTTGGCGACTGGTCACATGGTTGCCAGGTATTTAAAAAATCTGCTGATTTTGATAAATTTCTTGCAATCTGCGAGAAAGGTGCTAAATTACAGGGAGATTCTTTTACCTACACTTTGATTAAATCAGAAGACATTAAATAATATGCATGATTCTATTTTGGGGTTTCCTAGTACCTCAGGTATATACAAGATAACTTCTCCTACAGGCAAAATCTATGTAGGTGAGGCTGTTAACTTGCGTATACGTTGTAGTTACTATTTAACCCCAAATAGAGTTAAGAAACAAAGAGCTATTTATAATTCTTTGGTAAAGCATGGTGTTGACTTACACAAGATTGAAATACTAGAATTTTGTTCTAGTGAAAATCTATTAGAAAGAGAAAGATACTATCAAGAACACTTTTGTAGTGTAGAGAATGGTTTAAACTGTTATCTAACTCCTACGCATGAAAAGAAAAAAGTTTTGTCATTAGGTACAAAACAACTTATGTCTTTAAAAGCTACAGGAGTAAACAATGCGTTCTATGGAAAGAAACACTCTGCAGAGTCTTTAAATAAGATATCAGAATCTTCTTCTGGTAGTAACAATCCTAATTATGGAGGAAAACTACAGACAGAAGAATATCTTATAAAGCAAAGTATTTCTAATAGTAAAAAACATCTTAAGTTAACCAACACTATTACAGGAGAAACCCACATCTTCTTAAACTCTAAAGAAGCTGCAAAGTTTGTAGGAGTGGCTGCTTCTAATATCAGAGAATGTAAGAAATTAAAACATAAAGCAAAAAGAATCTATCTAGTAGAAGATTATGAAATCTGTACTAATTAGTCTTTTTCTAATTCTTTCTGTCCCCTGTTCTTCTCAAATCAATGTGATGAAGGCAGGGGATGGTTGGGATTTAAAGGTAGACTCAGCCTTAGCATTAATTGCTGAAACAGATGTCAACGCTTACACTAGAGTAATAGATGTCTGCCAAGTAATAGACTTCTGGATTAGTCCCTATTCCTCTAACACAATCTCCCAAGATGGTGGAACTATCTTCATCGCCACAGGAGACATAAAAACGAATTCACTCAATAACCTAGCTTGTGTTATTGTACACGAAAGTCTTCACTTATACTACTTGTTACATCCAGTAGAACACTCTCAGGAAGAAGAAGAACTTAAGTGTTATATCTACGAGCTAGACTTTATAAAAAAACTACCAACCCCAGAGCCTTGGTTACAGGCAAACGCAATTGAACAGATACACAAAATAACAAAAAAATGAATAAACTATTTAAAGTAATCATCGGGGTGTTGACATTGTTGGTTGGCAATGCATCAGCACAAAGTTCTGCTACCTCTCCAGGTACAGGTCACTGGGTTGTAATTGACTCAGGTTATCAAGTAGCTACACACACTGTTGGACAGACTGTAGCTCCTCTTCACTTCTACAATACCTCTACTTCTGAAAAGATCACAGGTATGCAATTCCGTGTATTTTATGATAACACAGCTTTCACAGGAGTTGTGCCTTCTCTTAAAATCTCTTCTTCTGACCAGTACCTACAGTACGTAGATAGTAACTCTCAGGGTTTCTTAACTGTTACATTGGCTTACACTGGATCTAGTTCTACTTTTAACTACTCTAACGGAGCTACATTCGATCTTACCTTCACACACGCAGGTGCTGCCGTATGGAACACATTGGATTCTATTAAAACTCTTAAGGTATCAGGTGTTAAATCTTTCGCAAACAAAGCTGCTACTAGTTGGGGTAACGATACTACATTGGTAGTTTACTCTTACGGTGGTCGCTTCAATCAAAAAGTTTTAAGATTTGCTGCTAAGTTTAAAAACGTAACAGGCTCTGACGCTAAGAACTTGTGGGTGTCTTTGGAAAAGAAAGCTCCTTCAGGATCTTGGACTCAAGTAGAAGCTAAAGCAACTAACTCTACTGGTGTTGTTGTATTTAAGAAATTCTTGGATACTACTTACTGGGATGTACGTATGGTTGTTAAAGGAGATACTATGACTCCTGGTAACGTATTCTCTACTGCAGATGCACAGAAGATCAATCAATCTATCCTAGGTCAATACGTTGCTTCAGGTTTCGACTACTACACTATGGACGTTAACGGAACTGATGGAACTATTTCTATTGCAGACGTTTACTCTGTATACGGACGTTTGGCAGGTAGATTCTCTGCTTGGCCTAACTCTAAGAAGGATGTAATGTTCTTTACAGTTGCTGAGTACAATTCAATTAACGGATCTGCTACTAACTTAACTTCTACTTACTCTACTATCAATAACTATAACTACACAATTGACGGTAAAGACTCTATCACTTACTATGTAGCTGTTAAAGGAGATGCTAACTCTACAGGATTTAAGATGGCTCGTTTGACTCCTATCAAGATTGTTAACCCAGCTAATGCTAAGCGTTACATCATTGATGAGACTGTAGAATACGATTTTCCTGCAGAAACTATCGAGATTAACATGCCTAAAGTAACTGTAGATGAAGGTAACTTGGTTAACGTACCAGTTAAAGTATTGACTAATGGTAAGAACTTAGGTGCACTACAATTGGACTTGCGTTATGATACTGCTTACTTAGAGTTTAAGAAAGTAGAGAACACTGAGAAGATGATGAAGTGGACTTCTTACTTGAATCCTTCTAACGGAATCATCTCTTGGGGAGCTGCTGACTTGACTAACGAGAACATGCTTAATGACGGAGAGCAAGTATTCACTCTTCAATTCATAGCTAAGAAGCCACAAGACTCTTGGGCTACTGCAGCTTTGTGGACAGGTGCTAAATACGTAGGAGACAAAAACTCTAAAGATATGAACATTACTCCTGCTATGGGAGTAATTGAAGTACGTAGAATCAACAAAGGAGTTGTTTCACTTAATGATTTGAATTCTATTATTACTTTTCCTAACCCTACAGAAGGTCCAGTACAAATCCAATTTAAGATCAAAGAAGATAGTGAAGTAGACGTAGCTATCTCTGATGAGGTA